CTCGAAAGAGGCAACAAGTCCACACTATCACCCCCGGAGACTTTAAAATTTCCACTAGCTATTCCTTTCGAAACAACTAGCCTACTGTGATAGCGGCATGTAAAGGATCCTACTAAACTTTAGGATACCCCACCATAACCGTGTTACGGCGACTACTTGGGAGCACACTCCACTGCTTTTGAAATAGCTTAGATTGAGCTTCATCGGAACCATCACTTAGTGATGCTTCCCGCATTAATCCAGAATATAATTTGGAATATTGGACCATCCTTTTAAGGAGGTCGGCTCGGTCATGATAGATACGAATGCTTTCCTTCTCGTGGAAAACACGAGTTGGAGACATAAGTATATTACTACCAAGATGGCCCAAAAGGTCATTCATTGAATAATCTTGGTCAACGATCTGACTTAGGATATTTTTACCTTTAGTCAACATATCCATTCCCAGTTTTACTGGTGGGATATATCGTAATAAAGTATTTGTGGACACCTCTTGAGGCACAGATGTATCTAAAGTTCTGGTACATTCTGCTGCGAGTTTTCGCAGATCGCCAATTTCATTAGCGATCGGTCTCAAGGAGTCTTCTAACTTCTTACATACCATATCGGCCATAATAGCCTTGACTACAGTAATTTTACTGTGGTCTCGGAAATTACAACCGTATGGAAGATCTAACTCCTTAAAGAGTTGGATCAGTTTATAGTTTACTACTTGATCAGAGTCATCTGATCGTGGTAGCATAAACATTCTTCCAATATGATTTTTAAATCGTATTGGGAGGTTCAGTAAGGGTAGAAGTTGAGCAACACCCCGGGGTCCCACTACATGTGAGGATAAAGATAATTTATCGGCAATACCGTAGATTTCTTCGGTAATTGTCCAATAATATATCTTATTCAGGATCCAAGAATATTGGATTCCTGATATATCTTTACCTTTCTCATATAGTTTCTTGGCAAATTCACACATGTTATCGGAAATCAGAGTCTTATGAGACGAGATGTCAACCTCGAAACTCTTAAGAATTTTCTGATATTCCTTGGCAACACCGTTATGGAGTATGACGATGTCGTCGCCTAATAATCGATAGTACTTATCGAAATTAGATTGTATTCCACATCGCATACATGCGATGTATACAATAACATGATGTGAAAGTGTGAAAACCGCCCAGCTGGATAAAGCTCCCATAGGCTGTCCCTTTCCATAATGGATAGGTCCAGTCCAAGGGTTTGTGAATGGTTTTGAAACCATCACCTTTCTCCAGGCTGCCGCATATGTACTATTGAAAATAACCCCAAGAACCATTTCTTGAAACCCTATCGGGAATCGATCAGTGGCACTCTTGAGATCAAAACTATAGTATTTGTGACCAGGCGCTTTATCAGGAATTGCTTTTGTCTGATCGTATGTACAATCAGCCTTAAGACTCTTCAGAAATCTCATGATAAAATCATGAAGTGGCTTTAGAGCATCTTGAGACCAATAGTCAAAGATAGCAATGACACGTGTCTTTGCCTCTTTATCAGGGATTGATACAAGTTTTCTACCATTTCCAGTAATATTTTTGGATTTGGTATTAAGCTTCTCATTCCACAATGAAGGGCTCATAGCGTGTTTAAGCGCTTTGATCTGTTGGGCAAAAGAGGATCTTCCTAATGTGATTAAATCTTGCATAGATTCATCATCTATGTAAGACAAATCGGTAATCGATGACAAGGTTGCCTGTCCATTAGGTCCTTTCTTTAGGGAAAGGTGGTAATCTCTCCATTGAGGAGGAGGCGATTGTGTTTGGAGACCAAGTAAAGTTAACGCTTGGTAGACTTCATACCCATACTCACCCCAGTTAGGTTCCTTACCTAACCACGGATCAGTAATAGGTTTGGTGTCTTCCTTATACAATTTTTCTGGAAAACA